TGCTGACCCTGGCGGGTACGCTGATCATCATCATCTGGCCCGGACTCGGATAACTCCTAAGTTTGCGCGCGGGGAAAATTATTTTCGTCACGCGCAGAACTTTTTTATCAGGGGGCAGTCATAACTATTGCCACTGCTTTTCTTTGATGTCCCCAATTTGTGGAGCCCATCAACCCCGCCGTTTTGGTTCAAGGTTGATGGGTTTTTTGTTGCCTGATATTTTATCCCTTCTAAATCACTAACTTACTCTTCCCAAGACATGTCATTGGCGGCAAAGTGGCGACAGAGAAAGTTCTTTATCTATGGAAGGTTACAATAATGGCGTCTGACATAAAATCCAGGTACGATTCTCTCGACTTACACGTTCCGGAAGATCTCAAGCAGGCATTTATAGATGGGTTTGATGAGGTTGGTTTACATGCTGGTGTAGTTCACTGTTTCTCTGCCAAACCGACAAGCCTTAAAGAATATATAAGTGTGATTTTTGAACGTGGTAAAACTTATGCACCATTAGTTCTTAAGGTACTAGATATGTTACAACGAAAGCACAGCATAAAAATTGAAGTATCAGCAGATCGGAAGACTGTCGAGTTAAGCGGCGTATCAACTGCTGATGCTCTCAAACTCATTGAAGCAGCAAATACAATACGAGTCTCACTTAATGACAATGTTAAATCGCCGAACAAAAATACAAAATTGTGTGATTAACATAGATTTAAAGGGTTTACTGAAGTTAGTAAACCCTTAAACCATCAATAAAAAAATAATACCCAAACAACTTCCAAAATAATAATGCTGCGTTGTAATTTTTTCAAATAACGCTATAATTTTTCTTTAACTCTAACTAACTAAGTTTTCAATAGCATCACCACAAGCCTCAAGAAAATTTGAGTTAGTAATAATGGTTGGAGCATCCACATCTAATTTAAGATGTGTCACAGGATCTAAATCTGCTTCATGCACTATGGAATTTCTACGAGTTGCAATTAGCCTTAAATCTCTTTTTAATGCATCATCTGTCGTACCCATTTCATTAGCGATTTTAACCCACTTGTGACTTTCATCCCATATATAAGATAGCCCATCAGCAATTTTAGAGGGGTCTTGATACGAAACAGTTTTTAATTTAGTAAACATTGCCTCCTTAAAAAAATACTCTGGTGGAGGTATCGTTGCAGATTGCATGCGAATGTACGTGCTTAATGGAAGAGCTTCGTTGAGATATTTTGAGGTAGGAGCTTTCCTACCCAAATATATTTCCAGAACGCCATCTAATATCAAATCATGGATCAACTTATCAAACGCACTCACGCAGTTTACGAGTTGAGCTCGAAGTATATCATCATGAGACATCGGCAAGTTCATGTTTCTATTTAGAAACTCATGCAGCGCAGACAATTGCTTTGCTTCTGCTATATTCCTTTTGAAGACTGCATGTGCTCTAGACATTCTCCAGCGTCCTTACTACTTTTTCAGCAAGTTCCTCAAATTGTAAATAGAATCGATCTCTGTTAGAGGACATTTGTTCAAATACAGGCCCAGTCTCACCAATTTCTTCATCTCTCAATGCAAAAACAGGAACTTCAGCAGCGTAAGATTTAGGTAACAACCCTTGGAAATCTGGTATTTCTGCCAAACAATAACCATCTTCCGTAAGTTCCTGAGGATATTCTTCGAATGTCATACCTATATTTGTCAAAGATGGTATCAAATCCTCAACAACTTTACGCTTAATCTCAGTAATATTGTCGCGATACGGTCTTGCTGCCTTGCCATTCCTGACATTAAAGCGCTGAATGAGTAAACCTACGAAGTTCGTTTGTGATTCCCTTAATGGATAAGCGCTATCTTCAAAAAATGAAAAATTGCTTTTTTTCCAATCCATCCAGCGCGGTAATACTTGCTTAAGTGTATCAATCGCCATAATGGAAAAAGGATCAGGGTTAGTAGGAATAATGAAAGCATCAGAACATAAGAACAAATTCTGGTTTATCGAACTTAACCCAGGGTTTAAATCAATTAAAGTATAATCGATATCATATTTTTCTTCTGTTAATCTAATTAATTCAGAAAATGCACCTGGTAAGTTTTGCAATGTAGTCAAGGCGTTGCCGGAAGTCTGAGCAAATGTTAATGATGCTTCATATTCTGATAGGTTTGCATGGCCTGCAAGTAGATAAAGATTAGGAGCACGAGCTGGAGTTGTACATTCGACAGCAGTTATAGGCTGCGGCTTACCTTTAAAAGCAACCTCTACACCATCTTTTATGTTTTGTTTCTTTGTATCATCTTCTGAATAGTATTGTTCAAATCTTTCACCAAGTATAAGGCTAGAAAGATTACACTGCGGATCACCATCAACTACTAACACTCGAAAGTTTCTAGATAACATCCAGCCTAAATTATAAACCGACGTAGTTTTACTAACTCCACCTTTGTGGTTAAAAAACACTATTCGCTTAGACATAATTTCGTTCCGTAAGTAATGGATAGCCAACCATGAACATCGGTCAACTCATTCAACTATTATGAGTACCTACATTCAAGTAAACAACATAAATAACGCATATCTTATCTTTCAACATATGCACTTTCAAAACAATAGGTTACATTTTTTTTCATTCATCTAATGATTGTCTAAGGTTACATAAACTGCACTGACTCTAGGTTTTTGATCGCAGAACCTGATCCATGAAAATCACTTCGTGACTCTGAATAATGACAAAATTTATAAAAAAACAATTAAATTCAGTAAGTTAAAAAACAAACTAGCCTAATTAGATCATGATTAAACTGAAAAACACTGAAATTCTTTTCAATCTTTTCAGTTTCGGTTTTCCGCAAAGCCGCCAGCACTGGCGCGGTCTGGCGGTCTGGTTTGTAGAAAAATAAAACTGAAAAATTTTTATGATCCAAAAACCGCAGGCGGGTGCGGTGTAGTGCGATTTTTGTCTGCGAAAGATTTTTTTTGCCATGCTGTGACGCGCCAGCGCCCTGCTGTGGGTACGATCTGCTTTAAGGGTGGCGCTGACTGCCTGAAAGGATGGAACACGCCAGAGCGCTGCTGGTTGCGCGTGGTAAAGTCTGTTTGTGAGGATAGAGAAGATACATCCACGCCAGGGGGGATGGGCATAAAAAAACCCGCTTGCGCGGGCTCAGGTCTTAAATGGCTTATTTGCCAATCACCGGGGAATATTTGCCGTTCAGCGTGTCCGCTTTAGCTCCGGTGCTCCGGATGGCTCCCGCGTTGGTAGGTGCTCCTGTGTTGCTGTGCGTGTGGCTTGCCGTTTGCTCTGCCAGCTCTTTCACCACCTCCAGCGTGTCCAGCATCAGCTGTGCCACGTTGATGGAACCAGAACCAATCCACACCACCGGGGCGATAATCTGCTGTTGAACAGCCGCAACGCTTTTACGTATCTGCCCAATTTTCTCGATCAGGTCTTTTCCCGTTGTGACTGACTGGCTCCCGGCTATGTCCGTTTCATCATTGCCGCCAATACTCGCAACGCGGTTCTTGACTGCCTGGCTGTAATCGCCTGTACATACCTGCTGAATGGCTCCGGCCATCAGCGTGGACGTGCCCAGCACCGTAACTTTGTCCGTGGCTTTAATGGTAGTTTCCCGGCTGACCAGCTCCCGCTGCTCCGTATCGGCCTTAACCATCCGCGCCATAGATGTTTCACTGATCGTCTGGTCTGTCTGCCTCACCCAGTCGCCCGCCTGGGTAACGCGCTGCGACACTTCCGCACGCTGCTGTTGCAGCTGCTCGCCAGGCTGGATATCCGGTAAGCTGGTTCCCTCCGGCACGGTCTGCCGCACAAAGGGCTTATCCGGCCTTCCGCCAGTAAAAGCAATTTCAACCAGCGTCCCTTCAGGGGGAAACTGGAACATCCCAGAATCGTTACCCGCCATAGGAACCGGCAGAGGCACAGCTGAGTAAACAGGCGTGTCTTTTTCCGGATTGCCGTCCGCGTCCAGCAGCTGCACATCAACCGCATAGCGGGGACGGAACGGATCGGAGAAATTGCCACTTTTCACGGCCTCAACGGGATTCATCACACGGCCAAACTTTGGCAAATGCATCCCGGATGCCAGCTCCGGATAATGGCTTTCAATCTGGCGCTGAACGGGCGTTTTTTGCAGTGGCTGACCCGTCGCACGGTTGCGGGGTGTCCAGGTGACAACCATCGTGTCATTTTGCAGATGGACTTTTGTCACCCTTTCCCCGTTCAGCTCCACGCCGGGGCGCAGACTCTGCACCAGGGGAAGCGTCATAGAGTTCCCCCCGGCCGCACCCTGATTAAATTCATGCGGGATCTCAATCGGGCGACCAGCAAACAGGGCTTTTTCCGCGCCGCCTGTATATACCGCGCCGTCCGGCAGCTGATACCAGACGTAATCCGTAATGCCGAAAGCCTTTCCGAGATTATCCAGTAGCTGATAGCCCGTTCCGCTGTGGGTGAAATGTGGGATCGGACGGTCTGAATAATCGGCATCCGGCACGCTGAAGGTCAGGCCGCTGTGCTCTGTCAGCCAGCTGGCCACATCGCGCAGCGTGGGATGCTGAAACGAACATGGCCATAGGCGTTCAAATACGCCAACCAGCTCACGAACAAACAAACGCTGAAAACCGTTCTCCGCAGGTTGCGAGCGTTCCACGTACCCGGTAAACCAGCGCAACACCAGATCGGTGTAACCCACATCGAGACGCACCAGCTTCCCCGTATAGTCCTGCGTTGTCCCGGCAGTAATAAACCCCCGGCCGCAGCTGTTCAGCTCCAGCACCAGGCTGGCATCAGCCAGGTGGATTTCATCCGTTGAAAGGTACAGGCGTTTAATCGGCTTCATTTTTATCCCAGTGCATCATTTACGGGTTTGAGCACCTTGCGCTCAAACCACGTCAGTTTTTCTTCATCCTCGCCAGCGGCCTGGCCTCCGTTCTGGCCGCTGCCACTTCCCGGCGTTTGTTTCACGGCTTTGTTTTTGCCGCTTGCCCTGGCCTCACGCTTTTCCTGCACGCTGATATGCTCGGTTAGCGTGAACGTAACCAGCCAGGACATGCGCCCGTCCTGCGGCGGCGCGTCCAGGGTTCCGGTAAATGTCGCCTCACGAAAATTCACCGCCCGCGCTGCCTCATGTGCAACGCGGTATTTCTGGCGCTGGCCGCTGGCATCCGTCGCGCTGGCCAGCTCAAAGATACGGCGCAGGATCTCCGGATTTTTATACGGAATTTCGCCGGAAACGCGCAGTTCCTTGCCTTTGATGCCCTGCTCGGATTTCGTGGTTGCACTCGTCTGGCCGGACTGGTCTTTGTCCTGGAATTGCTGCGATACGGTCACGCGCATGTTCTTCAGCAGAATGGCCTCGCCATTAAGCGCCAGTGTCGGGTTCGAGGTCATGGATCATTCCTTTTATGCCGTCGAGGTTGTCGCCAACCAGCATCATGGCGGCGGTGTATACGGAGGACTGAAGCGGTATCCCTTTTACCAGCTCCAGAAGTGTGGAAGGCAGATCGCCGCTGGCGGTAAATACCCATGCCCTGGCGCTTTTCCCCTGTAAATCCGTCAACCCGCTGGCAATGCCAGAAATCAGGCTTTCACGCAGCTGTGTAAACTCCCCCATCAGCTTTTTTACGCCCGTCAAATCCGCCACGGCTGCGGCTTCCTGCTGGGCTTTTTTCACCGCTGCGGCAGCCAGGGCGGTGCGGCTTGTCGGTACGGAAAGCGGGATCGCCGCTGGCAGACTTTGACTGTATTTCGCCGGAATTTGCATCTTCTCCGTAGCCAGCTGTGCGGCGGACTGCGCCAGTCTCCGCACTTGGGTAAATGCCGGACTGGGGAATACTTCAACCAGGCTATTCAGGCTTTTCATGAAATTTTCATGCGTCTGGCCAGAAACCATCATGATCACGACATCCGCCGCCCCGCCTGTTCCGGCCAGTTTCTCAGCTAGGTAATTGATCGCATTTACCGGGCTGAGATAAGCACCGTTTTCCGTCTGTTGCCCCAGCCCGTAAATCCACGGGTGAGCAGGAATAACGGAACAATTCAGCGCAGCCACTGAATCACTGAAAGCAATTCGCACTTCACGCCACATTCAGGATATCCTCTGGCCACTGAACATCTGGCGCTTTACTCAAATCCAGTCGACGTAAAGCAGACCTGTATTCCCTTACCCTCTTCGTCCATCAGATCAAACTTTTTGAAGAACTCCAGATTTCGTTTCTTCTGGTCTATCCATTCGCCCAGGGTTTTACGCGATACGTAGGCGCTGGCAGATTTCTGCACCTGGCCAACGGCGATGGCCAGATGTTCACGTTGCAGGTCACGCGCACGCTTCAGGCGCTGATACCACCATTCCGGTGCCATGAGACGCAAAATCCCGGACTCCGCCTTTCGGGTTTCCAGGTGGCCATCATTGGCTTCGTGCTCTGCCCAGTACGGCGGCTGATTGTTCAACATGAGGGAAAGCGAGCAAAGATTGCGGTAAGCCTCCAGCGTGCGTTGGCGCATTTCCCTTTCGTCTTTTGGTTTGCCCTTCAGCGTGTCGGTGAAGTCATAAAACATCTGAGCTATCCAGCCAGATATCTGGCCAGACAGCTTTTTGAGATCGGTACGGTCAAGCGACGGCAAACGCTGCAATGATTTGCCAAAAGGGAGATCGCTTACATCAGCGGCCAGCTGGTAACGCGCAGCCACTTTCCGCAGACGTGGCAATACATTCTCACCGATTGTTTTGCGCAGGAATGTATTGGCACGGCGGCGGCCGTCACGACCAGCAAACAGCTTTTCGTAACGGTTGCCAAAATACCCGGCTAGCCAGTCGGGTATCTCATGAAGGAACTGTGAGCGCCACTCGTAGTCCTGTGGGTTAACTGCCCACAAACGGCGCTCTGTGATTGTTGCATCCGCTGGCGTTCCTGGCGCAAAAGTATCACGCCGCCAGATATCGACGGCATGATGTTGGCCATTCCCCAGCGATCGCACCCACGTTTGCGGTGGCGCTTAATGCGCAAAACTGCATGTTCGCTTCAGTGGCGTTATTGACCGGAACGGACGGAAGGCAGTTAATCTGCCCCAGCATCCCATCCAGTAAACGCGCATCTTCGGTGTAATCGGTAATAGCCAGTAGCTCGTCACAGGTCAGGCGATGCGGTTGAACCGGGTTCAACTTATTGCGCAAGATCTGCGGACGCATACCAACGGCAGCGGCTACGTCTTCCAGATTGTGGGACAGAGCAAATGCTCGGCAAGCTGCATCAAAGTGAGCATGTTTAGAAGTCTGATAATTAAACATAGTCATTGCCCTCAATCGGTCTCAAAATCGAACTAATTGATGGACACGTTGCAATCTGATAGCGCATCTACAGTCATAGCAGCAATGTTGATCATAACTTTTTCGCGCTTTTTATCTTTGCGTAAGCGGTGACGAATTAGACGACCATCCGCTAGCATGTCATTGATTGTGTCAATTGATAGCCCAGTAAGTTCGCTATATTTTTCAATTGATACGGAAGGAACAGTCAACGTGATTGAAATGTGAGGAGTCATGATGCAAGATTCCTTTTTAAGTAAGTAAACCGTGTCTAGCGGTGTTCAATAGTGAAGACTCCAAATGAGCTTCAACAGCAATATTACGTCTCATTTGGAGTTTGTCAACATGTAAGGTTCCAAAGGAGCATTAATGGATTTTAACAATGGTGGCCGTGAGGCTATTCTTCGTATGCTTGAGGCCTACGGAGTAAGTACTCGTAAGGCTCTTTGTGAGCGGCTTGGGATTTCAACAAGCACGATGAGCACCAGATGGATGAGAGACGTGTTCCCTGCTGACTGGATAATAAAGTGCTCAATTGAGACCGGAGTCCCAGTTGAGTGGCTTTCATTTGGAACTGGGAGTCCTAACCCCCCCCAAAAATCTTTAGGTATCCAATCAGCAAATGAAAATGTTCTTGCTGATTTGTTTTCCGTACCTCGAAAAAAAATCAAAGATGGGAAATTATTAGATTCAAATTTTTACCTACTCGACAAAGCGTTGGTGCCAGATTCTTTGCAAAAACCTATCGTAATCATGGATTCAGATCAGCTCTATTTAGCTGATCAGCATTTTCACGAAGTGACCGATGGTAAGTGGGTGGTAGAGATAGAAGGGAAAGTGAGTATTAGAGAACTTACGAGAATACCTGTTGGAAGAGTCAAAGTTGGAGCACCCAATCCATGCCATTCATTTGAGTGCTTTATCAGTGAACTTAACCCTATTGCTCGATGCCATTTTTACTTACTGGTCAATTTGAATTAAAACCGTTACTGACAAAGGAAATCGATATGTCACGAAGTTTTGCGGTCTGGGGGTGTAGGGATTATCATAGTAGTTCAGGCTCGACCTACAACTCTGAACATAAGAATTTCATTGAAGAGTTGCATATTAATTTTTGGAACATAAGCGCTCATAAATTTGGCTATTTAGATTTTGGCATCACATTCAAAAAGCCTGAAGATGAAACCATTGCTAAGCATGGGGCAATATGTATATTCCTACCATTCGAAAAAGAAAATAATTTTTTTTCTGATCTTAGTGAAAACCTTGAATCAAGCAGAGATCTCGTAACTGCAGTTTTCAATGAATACCTTATTGACACTAAAACAGTAGATGGTAGACATTTAAAATTAGTGCTTGCCAATAAAGGAGACTTAGTTGTTAATACTAAATTATCATTTAGCGGCGGCGAGCTTGACCATAGAGTCAAGATAACAAAAATCCACAATGGCACCTTACTAGCCTTTAAACTCAAGGATTGTCTCTCTTCCGAAGATGCTTGCAATCACTATTTAAGATTCCGTGTCCAAATTAATAAAGAAGATATCGGTCTTTTAGTGAAAACGTTTTACCCCAAAGATCTCTTCCTCAAGAGTAGTATTGAGAGGTCTGATATCATTGATTTTAGGGTTAATGAGCAAAGAAACCTGCCCTCCGAAATAGCCACAACTCTTGCTAGCGCCGCTTGTACCCCTTTGAAATGCCATATTTTTATAATCCGCGATATGGTTGATGACTGTTCCGCATCCGGTTCAAATTATAAAGGTTCAAGAATTTTAGAGTCTGAGACATGGACAAAATATTTTAGCAAAGGTGTATCTTTCGGGTCTCATGATCCAATGATTTATCATTGGAAAATATCGAATGATATAAATTCGAGACTTAATGATTTTTCTGTCGTCGTAAAATTTAAAAACACGAAATCTAAACTAAGCAAAATATTTGCATACATTTTCTACGGCGCAGCGATAACATTTGTAATGAAATTTGTCCCAACAGAAAGCTTAGATAAAAACCTATTTATTTACGGTTCACTATCGTTAATAGCATTATATATAATCGCACATTTCATTAAATTTAGAAAATGACTTTTCAATGAGACATGGAGATTAAAATGGAAAATTTAAAGCACATTAGTTTTAATGAAGTAAACTTTGACGATGCTTTTTTTGACTCATTGAAAGCTGACTATAAAGCTGGTTTTGTAGAATGGTTTCACAAAAAAGCAAAAGATCCAAGAGAAAAAGCATACGTGCTCTACAATGAGGATAATTCAATTGATGGATTCATGTATCTCAAAATTGAAGATGGCGAGGTTACTGATGTTAACCCTTCACTGGCTGATTTAAAACATCTCAAAATAGGAACCTTTAAGTTTAATACGAAAGGTACATTGCGAGGTCAACGTTTTTTGAAAAAAATATTTGACCACGCATTAAGTGAAAAAGTGGACGATATATATGTAACAGTTTTTGATAAGCACGATTACCTGATTAAACTTTTTTTAAATTATGGGTTTATAAAATACGGGAAAAAAGAATCAGAAAACGGTATTGAAAATGTTTTAGTAAGAGAAATGAGCACAGATGATCTCACTGGAGACCTTCTTGCCGACTATCCCTTCATCAACAACAGAAATAAAGAAAACAAATACTTATTATCTATTTACCCAGATTTTCATACTCGTCTATTCCCAGACTCAAAACTTATAAGTGAATCTCCAGATATTATTACTGACGTGTCTCACGCTAACAGTATAAGAAAAATTTACATCTGCGCAATGCAAGATGTAGCAAATATAAAAATGCATGACATTCTCGTAATTTATCGAACGTCAGATAAAAAAGGGCCGGCTCATTATCGTTCTGTTGCTACATCTCTATGTGTTGTAGAAGATGTTAGAGATATTTTTTCATTTCCAACAGAGCAAGATTTTATTAAATATTGTGCTCGGTATAGTGTATTTACTGAAACAGAATTGAGAAGTTTTTATAAAACAAAGAAATACCCCTATATTATCAGTTTTACATATAATCTTGCTTTACCGAAAAGAATCACTCGTGCTAAACTCATAGAAGACGTTGGTTTAAATCCACAAGCATATTGGGGTGTGTTAAAATTAACCGACAGAGAATTTGACAACATTATTAAACTTGGTACTGTAGATGAAAGTATTATTGTCAATTAAACCTGAATTTGTTGAAAAGATTCTTGATGGAACAAAAAAGTTTGAGTTCAGAAAAGGAATCTTCAAAAATCCAGATGTTAAATCTGTGGTTATTTATTCAACAATGCCTGTAGGGATGATTGTTGCTGAGTTCGATATTGCCGATGTTATTGAAGACAAACCCAGCAATGTCTGGAAAAAAACCAGCCGTTATGCGGGTATCAGTAAACAATTTTTTGATTCTTACTTTCAAAGCAGGGATAAAGCCTTTGCGATTAAGATCGGTGATTTGAAAGTCTATGAACAACCACGTTTGCTAAGTTCATTAGGTGACAACATAACAGCACCGCAGTCATACCGATACCTATGATGTATAAGGTTCTTAACATCATACATTGACACTGTTTATACATACAGTAAAAATGCTCTCCAAAAGGAGGGCATTTTTTATGTCAGTACGAAAACTCACCACCGGAAAATGGATTTGTGAATGCTACCCCGCAGGTCGTAGCGGACGCCGCGTGCGTAGGCAGTTCGCCACTAAAGGTGAAGCGTTAGCGTTTGAACGGCACATGATGGATGAGACTGAGGCGAAACCCTGGCTGGGCGAATCGGTAGACCGTCGGACGCTAAAAGATGTCGTCGAACTCTGGTACAAGCTGCACGGAAAATCTCTGACCGCAGGCGAGCATGTTCACGACAAGCTGATCCTGATGGTCGATGCACTCGGAAACCCTCTTGCTACTGATCTCAGCTCAAAATTATTCGCACATTACCGTGACAAACGTCTGACGGGTGAAATCTACTTTAGTGAGAAGTGGAAGAAAGGAGCCAGCCCGGTAACTATAAACCTTGAACAAAGCTACCTGAGCGGTGTTTTTAGTGAGCTGGCCCGACTTGGAGAATGGACTGCACCGAACCCGCTGGAAAATATGCGCAAGTTCACTATTGCCGAAAAGGAAATGGCCTGGCTGACGCATGAACAAATTACAGAGCTTCTGTACGACTGCCAACGCCAAAGTGCCCTCCTCGCTCTGGTCGTTAAGATCTGCTTGAGTACCGGTGCGCGCTGGCGAGAAGCGGTGAATCTAACTCGCTCCCAGGTCACAAAGTACCGAATCACATTTGTAAGGACCAAAGGCAAAAAGAACCGCAGCATTCCTATCAGCAAAGAGCTATATGAGGAAATCATTGCTCTAGACGGATTCAGATTCTTTACTGACTGCTATTTCCAGTTTTTATCCGTAATGGATAAAACCTCTATCGTACTCCCGCGCGGGCAGCTCACCCACGTCCTGCGCCATACATTCGCAGCACACTTCATGATGTCCGGTGGGAACATTCTTGCCCTTCAGAAAATCCTAGGCCACCACGACATAAAAATGACCATGCGCTATGCTCACTTGGCTCCCGATCACCTTGAAACCGCCCTGCGCTTTAACCCTTTGGCTACTTTGCCAAGTGGCGACAAAGTGGCGGCAGCGGTTGGTAGTACTCCGTAATCGTCACTTCTCACCACCAAACTAAGTTATTGATAATATTACAACTCATTGTTTTTACTAGCCCATTTACATAAATGGGTTTTTTGTTGCCTGAAATTTCCGTACCTCTCATCTCCGCTTCTATCCTGCAATCAAAACATATATGATTAAACATATATAAATCATTCCACCTGCAGGAACGCCCATGCTCCACCCACTCCAGCTCTTTAAAACCCTCTCCGACGAAACGCGGCTCGCCATCGTCATGCTGCTCCGCGAAGCGGGCGAGCTATGCGTATGCGATCTCTGCTCCGCAACCACCGAGTCTCAGCCTAAGGTCTCCCGCCACATGGCGTTGCTGCGCGAGTCCGGGCTGGTTATCGACCGTCGCGAGGGGAAGTGGGTCTATTACCGTTTGTCTCCCAACATGCCTGCATGGGCGGCAACCGTTATCGACAACAGCTGGAACTGCCTGCGGGACGAGACGCGCATGAAGCTTAAAAACCGACTCTCAGGCTCGTGCTAGGCAAAACACATTCACAAAAACAGATATAACGGAGTAGAAGATGTTTCTGGCAGGGGCTATTTTTCTGTTTACGCTGGTACTGGTCATCTGGCAGCCCAAAGGGCTCAGTATCGGCTGGAGCGCGACTATCGGCGCCGTACTGGCGCTGGCCAGCGGCGTGATTCACATTAACGATATTCCGGTCGTGTGGAATTTCGTCTGGAACGCCACGGCAACGTTCATTGCCGTCATCATCATCAGCCTGCTGCTGGATGAGTCCGGCTTTTTCGAGTGGGCGGCGCTGCACGTTGCCCGCTGGGGGAACGGTCGCGGGCGATTGCTGTTTACGTATATCGTGCTGCTGGGCGCAGCCGTGGCGGCGCTGTTTGCCAATGACGGTGCGGCGCTGATCCTGACCCCTATCGTGATCGCCATGCTTCTGGCGCTGGGGTTCAGCAAGCAGGCCACGCTGGCGTTTGTGATGGCGGCAGGCTTTATCGCCGATACCGCCAGCCTGCCGCTGATTGTGTCTAACCTGGTCAACATCGTGTCGGCAGACTTCTTTAAGCTGAGGTTCAGCGAATACGCCTCGGTGATGATCCCGGTAGATATCGCCGCGATTGCCGCAACGCTGGTGATGCTGCATCTGTTCTTCCGCAAGGAAATCCCCCCGGAATATGACCTGGCAAAACTCCGCGAGCCCGCGCGGGCCATTCACGACCTCCCGACGTTCAGAACGGGCTGGATCGTCCTGCTGCTGCTTCTCGTCGGTTTCT